GCTCAAGCTGACCTGGGCTTGAGGCGGAACGTACGGAATCCGGATTTGTCGACCGGCGCACCTGTTGGTGTGGGCTACTAGACTAAACCAGGCTCTTGCTTGTCTTACAGACGGGTAGGAGTGGAAGGATGACTCTCGAGTTGTCCGTTCCGAAGACTACGCACTTGCGCGATGTTGAACCCTGGATGTTCGACATCGCAAGGAAGCGCCCCGGGAAGTATACTGTACGTATTCTTCTACCGATCGCGGAGTTTCGGCTCGAAACTGGACGCGCCCGCCACCGTCTGACCGGCTTTTACAAGCCGCCAGACTACGAGGTCCGTGTAACTTTCACCGGCGAAGAGTGGGCCAAACTCGACAAGGTGATTTGTAATCAGACCTACGCGGAGAGCAAGTCCAAGATCATGAGCACCATAACCTTTCAGCACGCATGCACTATTTGGCCGACGTATTCGGAAGATGACGTCACCATGCGTACGCTGGGGCCCTGGGCAGTAGTCCAGTACCGGTGCAATGGAACATGGAGCACGAGACGCGCGACTCTGGCTTTGCTATGTTGGAGGATCCCGTTGCCGATATGCTGTGGAAAAGAAGATTATAAGATGGTTCGTCTAGAACTTAAACACGGCAAGCGCGACGGGGCACCCGGGGGTGAGTCGAGCGGACCTAAAAGCATTTTGCCGGAGGGTACCGACGCGTCAAAGCCCGCTGAGAGCGGGCAGTCCCACGAGGGACAACCACAAGACACAACGCCTTCCGCACCACCTGCGGAGGAACCGGAGGACTCGGAAGAACCGGCGCGCAACGCGCTAGGGTTCACCGAGATTGGTGAGGGAAACAAAGACAAGCACCCCTTGGGGTCAGTGGACGATGACGATGCCATGATACGGGCGTTACGCGACGATCGCATTCTGAGGAAGGATGCAGGGATTGGCGTCATCGGGCAGTCCATGAACCCTGAGAACCCAAAGCAGATCGTGGGTGTTGTCTCTCTCCCAGTCTCGTACGCCCCAAATGTTTACGCCAAGGAGGCGGACAACATCGAATGTGCGATAAAGAACCGCATCACAATGAAGCAGCTGCCATTCACGGCTACCAAGGAAGACAAACGCCTTATCGGGCGCGTCGTGAGTGCTGCAATGGGTGACAATCCACGTCTTGCGCTGTTCAGTGCACGCAGGATCACAACGTGGTGGGAAAAGCATGTGTTCTACGAAATGAGGTCAGGGAAGTGGACCGAGAAACGGATGAACGACACGGTCGTCGGGTTGTGTACACGCATCGATCCGTCCTTCAAGCTGAAATGCGACATCAAGCTTGAGGCCATGGTGGAGGGCAAGCCCCCACGCATGCTCATTGCTGACGGCGATGAGGGACAGGTGCTCGCACTTCTCACGGTATGTTGCATGGAAGACCTGATCAAGCAACACTTGCCCAAGAAGACCATCAAGGGCATGGCTAAACGCCCGGCCATGGAGCGCGTCGCTGCAGAGTTGCGCGTGCCCAAGTCGGCGTACAATCGCACCAAGGGGAAGGCCAGTTCAAAGCCGCCTTTTGCACCCTATTTGCCTGAGGCTTCTGTGTTCGAGGGAGACGGGAAAGCTTGGGACACCTGCTGCAGCGCGAGCCTGCGTGGGTGCACCGAGAATCCCATACTCGTGCACATTGCTTCTGTGCTTAAGACCCACATGATATATCCGGCGAGTTGGGTTGACGCCCACACTAGCGTCTGCGGCTTAGAGAAGCTCGCAATGGCTTTCAAGAAGAACAAGCAGTTCCGAAAGTTCATCATAGACGCAATCCGTCGGAGTGGGCACAGGGGGACGTCCTGCCTTAACTGGTGGGACAATAAGGTAGTTTGGAACGCGGCGATTTTCGAGCAGCCGGAGATGTTCCTGGACCCCGACGTGAGGTATGGAAAAGACCATGCGGGGACATACAGGTGGCTGGCGGAGGCGTATGAAGGCGACGACAGCATATCGTCGACCACGCCCAAGATCGAGGAGGGAACCGAGATTTACGTGGCGATCACGCAGATGTGGACGCGTCTCGGATTCAATATGGAGATTTTCCTCAGGACGGACCGTGCACTTTTCACCGGATACTACATGGCGCTCGATGCGAACGGGCCCACCGGTGTGATGATGCCAGAGATCGGCCGTTGTCTTGGGCGCTCAGGAGTGTCGTGCAGTGCCACCATGATCGAGTATTTCAACAACGACGACAAGGTGGGTTGCATGTCAATATCCAAGGCGGCTAGTCTGGCCAGGGCTTACGAATTCGCTGGGTTGAGTCCCACGATTTCGACCAAGTACCTGCGCTTCTACGACAGCCCCCCTGGCAAAACCGAGGTCGACCACGACCTAATAATGAGAACTTGTGGGGGTGACGCGGAATTCCGCGAGGGGGACATTGTGGCACAGATCATC